ATATGAAAAGTCATATAAAAACATATACAAATATATATACAAACACAATACAACATATAATACAACATATAACACATATCAATAATACAAATGAGTTCATCTACATTTACACCTACACATACACCTACACATACACCTACACCCATTCAAATGGAAACCATTAAAGTTGCATTTATTACAGGAATAACAGGACAAGATGGTTCATATTTAGCGGAACTACTATTATCAAAAAATTATATGGTTCATGGTTTAATTCGCCGTTCTTCTACTATGAATACTTCTAGAATTAATCATATTTTTGAAAATAAAAATTTAAAACTTCACTATGGAGATATTACAGATAGTTCGTGTTTAGAAAAAATATTAAATTTAATTAAAAATACATACATTGATTTATCGCGTCTAGAAGTATATAATTTGGCTGCACAATCGCATGTAAAAATATCATTTGAGATGCCTGAATATACTGCAGACACAGATGCATTTGGGACACTTAAGTTATTAGAGGCGATACGAAATAATAATTTAGAAAATATTACAAGATTTTATCAAGCATCAACAAGTGAATTATTTGGAAAAGTGCATGAAACACCGCAGAATGAAAATACACCATTTTATCCGCGATCGCCCTATGGTGTTGCGAAAATGTATGCATATTGGATAGTTAAAAATTATCGTGAAGCATATGGAATGTTTGCTTGTAATGGAATATTGTTTAATCACGGTGGAGTAAGAAGAGGGCATAATTTTGTGGAGAGAAAAATAACATTAGGATTAGGTAAAATATTGCGTGGTGAAACAGATCGTCTTATATTAGGAAATATAGATGCGATGCGTGATTTAGGGAATGCGGAAGACTATGTAGAAGGAATGTGGCGGATGTTGCAGCATGATGTGCCAGATGATTACGTGTTATCAACAAATGAAACACATACAGTGCGCGAAATGGTAGAAAAAGCTTTTGGAATGTGCGGGTTTAGTATAAAATGGGAGGGTAGTGGTGTTAATGAAATTGGGTATAATGAAAAAACCGGGCAAGCGATGATTTTTATAAATGAAAAATACTATAGGCCATCAGAAGTTGATATTTTATGGGGAGATTCAACAAAAGCAAAAACGGTATTGGGATGGAAACCAAAAACTTCATTCGATCAACTAATAAGACTCATGGTAGAAAACGATACGAAACATCTTATGTATATTTTGTAATGCGCAATATCTAATGTGTAATGTGCGACGAATAATCTATAACGACGAATAAATATATAAATAATATTAAATAAATGAATATATATTTAATATTAAATAATAAATAACAATAACAATTAACAATTAACAATTAACAATGGAAAAAATAATTATACACACAGAGATTGAAAAAAAATTAAAATATTTCATTGAAATTAAAAAAATTCCAAATATAATATTTCATGGTGTATCAGGATGTGGTAAAAATACACTTGTTAAGAACTTCATACACGATATTTATCAGAATGATAAAGAAACTATAAAAAATTATGTAATGGAAGTAAATTGTGCACACGGAAAAGGAATAAAATTTATCCGAGAAGAATTAAAATTTTTTGCAAAAACAAATATTAATTTAAAAGACGGAGAAATATTTAAAACAATAGTTTTATTAAATGCTGATAAATTAACAATAGATGCACAATCTGCTTTGCGTAGATGCATTGAATCATTTAGTCATTCTACTAGATTTTTTATAATTGTCGAAGATAAATACAAGTTATTAAAACCTATTTTATCACGATTTTGTGAAATATATGTGCCTGAACCAATTATAAATGGTAAGTTAATAAATTTACATATCCATGCATTAAATGAAATATATAATTTAGGGAAAATAGTAAAAAAAAATAATGACAAATTGCGAAAAGAATTAATACTAGATAAAAAATATACACTTAACGAAATTGTTAGTCTTTGTATAAAACTATATGAAAGTGGATATAGTTGTCTAGATATTATTAAAGTTATAGAAACAAGCACATTACCTGAAAATAAAATATACGAATTTATGATTATTTTTAATAAGATAAAAAAGGAATTTAGAAATGAGAAACTATTAATGTTATTTATATTAAATTTCTTTCTTTTTCGTAGTGATTCAAATTTAGAAAATATTTCATTTATGTAAATGGACGACTTTTCTTTAACTAGTCTACAAGAATCTCGCAATGAGTGGTGTTCGCGATTAATAACTGTATTGACACCGTGTGTTATCGATGGAGTAAAATCAATATTTGAGGAGTCGTGGAAATTATGTATTGAAAATGATGAAAAAACAAAATATTTAATGACATTTCAAAATTTTCTGTCACGAGTTCCGAAATGGAATCCCAATATTATTTCACAAGAGTGTTCTCGCATCAAAGAAAAAAGTAATTGCACATATATAACCGATTTGATAACTTGTGTGCATATCATTCAGTTAAAAATGTTGTCATGTATGCGAGTCGGAACAAAACAAAAAAAAATAGATATAAATATACCACCATTAGAAGAGTTTATTCATCATGTTTATATTAATGTCGCCAGAAAAGTATATACAAATGTATATTTATTTGAAATAGGTATAACCGCATTAAAGTCACAAAAAAATTCGAGAGAATTAGAGATTATTATTAAAGAGTGTATTTTACAGACTATTCGCGAAACAATACCTGTAGAAGAGCTATTAAAATTATACATGAATGAAACCGTGGAAAATGCTATCGAAGTTCATGAAAAACATGAAATTATTTCACAAGAGCCCGTTGTTGAAGCACATTCTGCCGGAAATATATCAAATCCTACATCTTCTAATACCAATGGTATTGTTTCTGCAAAACAATTAACGGAAGAATCAGAAATGCTTTCAAAAATTAGAGCAGCTTCAGATGCTGCTTCCAGTGTATCTTCCAATACAACATCCGGATCATCCGGGGTAAGTTTCAACATGGATAACAATGAAGTAATATCGGTTGAAAATATAAGTGATGAAATTCGCAACGATGATGACTATGGCGGCGATGACGACGATGAAGATGATGATGATGAAGATGGAGAAGAAAATGTTAAATTAAGTATAGGAGATAATGTCGAATTAAATGTAGATCCATTTCCAGCTGATGGTGGAGACAGCGACACTGACAATGAAAGCAATATTGACTTAAATATAGAAGAAATTCCAATAATTGATGACTATTAATAATTGGTTTACATCTTATATCATTTAGATAAACGCTGGTTTTATTTATTCATATATATAAATATATAAATATATAAATATATAAATGTTGCTATTTACAATGTATGTAAATGACGAATATACTGCAAAAAAAATGGAAATATCTTCTAAGAAATTAGGTAAGAAATTAAAAGCTGATATTGGAATGGTGTGGCAGTGGGTTAAAAAAGGGGAAAAATTGGTTATTGCTTGCGACTTTCATAAGTATGATTAACTACTTTTTAATAATTTAATAATTTAATAATTTAAGAATTTAATAATTTAATAATTTAATAATTTAATAATTTAAGAATTTAACACTATAATATTCGATGTTATGATTCGTAAAAATCCAAAATAGATTATTCCATTATAAATTAAATGGACAACTTATATGTTTCGGCGGCAATTGTTGCATGTATCTTTCTTTTAGCAAAATTTATTGAAATAAGATTTATTTCAAAACAAAACGATGAAGAAGCCCCTGATTCAAAACCCATGAAAAACGCTCTACGAGATGCAGCTATTGTTTTTGTTAGTTATATTTTAGGGCATTTTATTGTAACACAATTTAATGAGTCGCCTGTTGTTTTGGGTGTTAAACCAGACGTATTTACAGGTGCACCCGGATTTTAAATGTATAATTATTATATTTTCGTTATTAGAATATAATAATTAGTAATATTTGATATATTAAGATATATTAAGATATATTAACACAATTCTACTCCATATAGCACGGCATTTTATCAATATTTATTATTCGATGTGTAGTTTTAACCTTTTTCTTTGGAAATTCATATGCAGCAAAAATCGGTTTTGATAACTGTGCATGAGGTGTATGATTATGCACATTTCGCGCAATCATTTTATATAATTTGAAATCAGGATAACGTTCTTCGCCATTTGTCTTATATAAAATATTCCTATTTTGGTCATCGGTAACCCATTCCACTATTAGTTTCGCCAATGGCTCTTTCTTACATATCTTTTCTACATCGTTTATATTATCAATAAAATAATCAAAAATAGAACATCCAAGACGACATAAATCAAAACTAAAATTCGGTTCTAATCTTGCCTTCTTATCATTAAAATAGGGTTCGCAGTTATATTGTGTAGCTGCATCACCAGTGATACTGAAACTGTCGCTACATATGACTTTTGATTTATATTTATAAATAGCACGCCCAAAATCGATGATTTTAAATGCGCGATTATATGTCGGCACGCGATAATATTTCTTATTAAAATGATAATATATATATTCCTTTTCGGTATATACAAACATAACATTATTTGTATGCAAATCGTTATGTGTGAATCCGAATAATTTTTGATATGTAATAAGTGTCATAATAATTTGCATAAGCGCAGATGTCCATTCATTTTCCGTCATTTCTTTTTCTTGCATCATTAGTGAATCGAGTGTATTGTCGCACTTCTCCAACATAATCGCGGATACTGGGAAATTCTTAATTGTAGCCCACAATACTTCATCGTCGTCGTCATATTCATCATCATCATCGTCGTATTCATCATCATCATCATCATCATCATCGTGATCGTCGCTACCACTATTAGAACCAGATTTGTCGTCATTTTCATCGCTGTTGTCACCAGAAAAAGAATCTTCTGAAAAAGATTTTGATTTATTTTTACCATTTTTTTGTTTTATTTTTTTTCTTCCTTTATCGTCATGACTGCCACCACCATCATACACTGATTCCTCTATATTAAAATTATCGTTATTCCCTGTTTCATTGCCACTATCACTTGTATAAGATGAACGTGATGAACATGATCCAGATGTCATTGAGTAATCACTATCGTTATTTTTATTTAAAATAATTTTACCATCATTTTCATTTATTGCAATTTCTATATCATCTAATGGAACAGCTTCAAACAAAGATGCATCATTACTGGTGTTGTTACTATTATCAATACAGTCTATTTCTGTATTAGATACAGTGTTATTCTGCAATAAGGTGATAGAAGGGATAGAAGTAGTTGCAGAAGTCGAAGATGTCGAAGATGTCGAAGATGTCGGCGATATATTAAAAATAGAATTTAGTTCATTATTAATTGTATCAAAGTCATCATGAATAGTAGTTTCATTGGATTCATTTATACTGTCCGTTTTATCGATAATAATTTTATCTTTTTTATTTCGTGTATTTTTTGTTTGACTACATTTACTGTTTGATTCACTATCTTCGCTGTATTCTATATCTTCAACATCAAAAAGAATAGTTTTATTTTTGTTAAAAAAAGGATTTTTATCTAAATAATCAATATCATCAAAAACATTGTAATAAAATTCACTTTTAATAGCATTAAATGAACCATAAAAATTAAGCCCATGAATAAAATCATGACAATTTAAAACCTGACTAGATAAATATGAAAAAAAACCATCCACATATGCAGAATTATTTTTATCATTTGCTTTTAAGTGTCCTTGTGATTCAAGTTTAGATAATGTGGGAATATTCAAAAGTTCGCTATTCATATTCAAATTCAAATTCAAATTCAAATTCAAATTTTCATATTTACCTGACATATATTTTACCGGATCAATTAATGGAGAAAATTTTATAAAAATTGGTTTATGAACAATAGTTAAAGATTCCGAAGTGCTTTTAAAAGCATCTACAACTGCTGCTTGAATATTATTTTTATCAACCACTCCGGATAAAGCTGATACATAAAACCTTTGATTCAAATTGATAGAATTATAGTTTGTTTCGTTTAGGTTGAAATAAGTTTCATATAATGGAATGTAATTTCTACTACTTTTTATTCCAAGTTCAGAATTTTCTAAAGAAGTAAATAAATCCCGATTATTTATTTTCCTATAGTGTAAAGAAAATGTATTTTCTCCAAAAACAGGTTGATCATCACCAATATCCATCTCTTATTACTTAATTAATTAAATACATATTTTTATTACTTTTTAAACTAATAAAGATACTAAAACAAACTAAAATCGTAAATATAAATCGTAAATATAAAATACAAATATGCGTTTATAAATATTATATTTTTTAATATATATTATAAATAAAAACCACATAACAATGAGTGTTGGTTTAGAATTAGCAAAATTCGATATGCGTTCAATCAGTTTTAGACCAGATGAAAATAAAGGACCGGTTATTGTTTTGATAGGACGACGTGATACTGGTAAAAGTTTTTTAGTAAAAGATTTGATGTATTATCATCAAGATATTCCTATAGGCACAGTTATATCAGGCACAGAAGCAGGAAATGGATTTTTCGGTGAGCATGTTCCTAAATTATTTATCCATGATGCATATAATACCGCAATTATAGAGAATATTTTAAAACGACAAAAGGCTGTATTAAAACAGATGAAAAAGGAGATAGAAACATATAAAAGAAGCACGATTGATCCACGAACATTTGTAGTATTGGATGACTGTCTTTTCGATAATAAATGGACGAAGGACGTAATGATGCGTTTGCTTTTCATGAACGGGCGTCACTGGAAAGTCATGTTGGTAATTACGATGCAGTATCCGCTTGGTATTCCACCCAATTTGCGAACAAATATAGACTATGTTTTTATTCTACGTGAGCCATATATTGGAAATCGTAAACGAATTTATGAAAACTATGCAGGTATGTTTCCAACATTTGAAAGTTTTTGTCAGGTTATGGACCAATGCACAGAAAATTTTGAATGTCTTGTAATCAATAATAATGCAAAGTCGAATAAATTGCATGATCAAATATTTTGGTATAAAGCGCAAACACATGGCCCATTTAAATTAGGGGCAAAAGAATTCTGGGAGATGTCTAAGGATATACACTCTGATGATGACGAAGAACAGTATGATCCTTCAAATATAAAACGCAAAGGCCAAGGGCCTAAAATCAAAGTGAATAAAAATAAATGGTGATAAAATATTAGTGATAAAATATTAGTATTATTTTAGTGTTTTTACTATTATTTGTATTAATATTATTTCTGTTTACTGTAGAAATAATATATACATTATATATTATGATTTTTTTAACAAATACTAATAATACTAGTAAAAACAATAAAAATAATATCGATATAAAAAACGAAGGATATATATTATTAACAAATGTATTAAATGAGAATGATTTGGAATTTGGATTATCTAGTATAGTAGATAATAAAGTAGATTATTCAATAATGAAACAATATATTGATAATGTATTTTTTCCAAAGATTAAAAAAACATCAAATTTTATATCAGACCCACACTATGTTAAATTTAGATTAAGTAATAATAATAACTCAACAGATGCATCAACCTTTCATGGTGATATCTATAATAATACAAATAGTGAACTTTTGCCCATTTACACTTGTTTATGTTACTTTGATGATGCACAGTTAGAGATAATTCCAGGAAGTCATAAATTCAATAACATAGGATCAAGTATTGAAAGTTATAATAAAAAAATAACAATAAACATAAGTAGAGGAGACATATTAATATTTCACTCTAATATTCATCATAGAGGAATAAATTATAATAAATCAGAAAATCGTCGCTTATTGCAAGTATTTGAAGTATTTCCAGATAAACAAACTTATGAAGCCCATATTTCAAAACTTATTATAGTTAAAACATCAGATACTTTTTTAATGAAACGTGTAATAAACCCATTACTATATGAGTTATCAAAGAATTCAACAGTAGTTAACAGTATTACGATGTGTCATTATATTTTAATGTATAATGATTTACATTATAAATTTGCTCTTATAGATATAGCTCCTTATGATAAAGTAAATAAATATGTTTCATATGAACCCGGAAGACGTAGATTAATGGAAGAATTATATGAAAAAGAGGAATTAAATGTAAATATAATATGCGATAATCGCGCAAATTATGTGTCATGTAGTAACTATTATTTATTTTTTTACCTAATTTGTTTTATTTTAATTTTAATTGTTTTTTATGTAATCAAACAAATACGGCGGGGTAATTATAAACTAAAAAAAATTAATAAAAAAATAATGAAATATACTAAAATAACAAAAATATAGTATTTATAATTTTACGTGAAGCTTGTTTTAAAGAATTACTAGATTCTTCTGAATTGTCGCTATTACTTGAAATAACCCCGAGTGATACAGACGGTATATTAAAATAATTTGAAAGTAAAAAAGTGACATAAATACTTTCATTCCCTGTCAATATTTTATTAACATTATTCTTTCCCAATGTATTCTGTATTGAATCTGTTGTTGTTATTGTCGTGTTTGTGTTTGTTATTACTTTTGTAGTATCATAATTGTTTATTGTAATTGTATCATTGATTAGATATTTGGTTTTTTTGTATATATTAGTAGTTTGAATATAATCCGGAAATTCTATATCGTTTTTATAATTTTTAAAATCATTATGTATAACAGCCGATGTTATTTGAAAAATATGTTCAGATTTCAAATAGTTACTGTATATAATAGATAAATCTACAATACACGATGGTTTCAATTCAGTAATAATATTTTTTAGTTTTTCTATTAGTGTTTTCTTATTCTTGTATTTACTAAAACTACCTCTTGTCAAAAAATAAAAATTATCATCGTATACATAAATAACACCATTTAACAATTTTATTTTTCTAGAATACTCTTTTATCATACCAAGTGTAAACCTGATATTAGTTTCAATATTTAAATTATCTATTATTATAAAAGCATTTTTAATGTTTAACGACAAGTTAACATTATTAAATTTACGATGAAACGGTTTCTGATTTTTTAATAAATCTAATATCCATGTATTTTCAGATAATTTTGCAGCCTTATGCGTATATATACTATTTATCCAATAATAATCTTTCCCATTTACATTTGTAGGAGATGTTATTACCAAATGATCAACGCCCAATACATCTATTGAATATTTTATATCATTAATAACTAATTGAACATATGTATAAACCGGTTTTCCGGTATCATTTTCAAAATAATAATGATAACCGTTGGGTGTTTTTTCACAGACAGTATCTTTTGGTATTTTTTCAATTAAAAAATCTGCATTCTCTATACCTTTCTTTGTATCAAAATCTAAAACAACATATTTATCTGTAATCATCCCAATTCCATTCTTATTTTTAAATTCAGTATGGTTACTATTTTTTAATTTTTGAAAATTCATTATATGTTTTTTTTTAAACTCTTCGAAATATAGTATATTATAATTTTTAACATTTATTCCCAAGTCGCGCATTTTATAAAAATCTGTTTTTAATCGATACATATATAATGCATTTGATATTGCCCTATATAATAGATATAAGCATATAATAAGAGCTGCTAGAATGAACAATAAACACACCATGCGAATTAATACATTTTCTGAATTAAATGATTTAAAATAATTACTTTTTACATATAATTTTACCTTTTTATTCATACCAATTAATAATAAAATATTATATATTAATGACATATAATATTTAACATATAATATTTAATAATTTCTATAGCATATTTAACATATAATATTTATTATTTATTATTTAATATTTGTTATTTATTACCACATATTTAATTTTCAAAATGTGTCAATTTTGACAAACCATGATCAGTATTCTTATCAAGAACCACGTTCTCTGCCTCGAACATGCTCTTCTTAATATCATCGATTGTTGCATCCTCATCCAATCCATCAAAGTTCGCAACATTTGAAATACCAACCAGCTCACCATCAGCATTAATGGTCTGAGTTAGTTTATTGCCAGACTCCTCTGCTTTCTTCATATTCTCTTCAATTGCTTTCTGTCTAGCTTCGCGCACACGTTTCTCAAACTCTTGTTTTGCATTATCTTCATTTTTCTTTTTATCTGACATAAGCTGATTGAGTGTCTCTTCCATATACTCAACGCGTCCAGTCTTATATGCATCTGGGTGGAATGGAACCCACATACCAACTTGTCCTACATAAATATCATGATTGGGATCAACCTCACGCAGCAATTTACAACGAAGTTCGGCTTCACCTTGTGTAGCAAAAACACCGCGAACTTTAATACCACGTGTAGATGTTTGGAATTGATGCTTCTCGCCGAATTTCTGCTCGAGCTCCTCTTCATGATTATCCAAAAATGTTTTATAGTCATCGCTAATTAGGGTTCCTGATGTTGCGCGAATAGTCTCACCTTCTTCCTTGGTAAACTCTTGAAAATCGGCAGTCAATTTATCGAAAGAAAGAGAATATTTAAATGAGACGAAATTAAGAAACTGTGTAAATTTTTCCATAGATTTTTTATAATCCCATTGCTTTACAAACTCCTCGAATAAAAATTGCTCCTTCTGTTTAATAATATGTTCTGGTGAAACAAATGAAAGACATACAAATTTTTGTCCAGCGATGGGTTTATCTTCCTCCAAAAGATCGGCATATTTAGGGTTTTCATTTCCATTGGGTAAATATTTAGGAATAACTCCATTTGGTAAAGTATTTTGATTAGACATTATAGAATATATTCGAGTAATTATTTTAAGTTAGTTTTATCATTTAATATTTTGTAATTAAAATATCAATTAGTTTTAATAATTAGATTTAATAATTAGTTTTAATAATTAGTTTTAATAATTAGTTTTAATAATTAGATTCAACAATTAGTTTTAATAATTAGATTTAACAATATATAAATATTACATAATATTTTTTTCTACATTATATTTATAATGTACGGAACACTTGATTTTAGTGAGCTTTTTAAGCGCTTTATTAAGTATATTATTGAAGGTCTTTGCGTTGCTATCGTTGCTTATTCTATACCATCTCGCACTCTTAAATTAGATGAAATTGCATTGATTTCTCTTGTAGCTGCCGCCACCTTCGCTATTCTTGATGTGTATGTCCCCACTTTAGCCGTTTCTGCAAGAACTGGTGCTGGCTTCGGTATCGGTGCTAACCTTGTTGGCTTTCCAACTCCCCTGAAGCTTTAAACTTTAAGCGTTAAATAATTAAAATATTGTTATGATATTTAGTATTAATTTTGTAAAATATAATAATAAATTATTAATACATTTTATTATTATATTATTTTAATATTGTTTACATATATATAATGAAAATAAGTAGACGTAGAAAACATAATAAGCGTTCTAAATATACTAAGCGTGTTAAATATACTAAACGTTTAAAAAAAACATATAAGAAAACAAATGGTAGACGTTTTATAAAAAATCATAATAAAAGAACATTACGTGGAGGCAGACAAAGTATAGATGTTAGACCTTCAACAGATGGTAGTTATAAATTAGTTAACCCTGGAAGAAGTGGTATGTTTGGTGATAGAGAAGACGAAGTAACAATGAAATATAAACAGGTAAAAAAACGCGATGTTATAGATGAGGGAGAATTTTTGGATAAAATATGGTTTAGTTTGTATAAAGAAGGAAAATTTAATGTAAGTTTAAGAGAAAACGATGATGGAAGTTATAAAGTAACACTTTCATTATGTGGTACAAAAACTTCATTTAGTTTTAATATAAAACTTATTTATATGGAAGACAAATTTATAACTTTTACTATACATTATATACACGGTGTTAGAGCCATTACAATAGATACTTTTCGGGTACAATATACTAGAAAAGAAAACGGGGTAGGTATAAATATAATGCCTAATACTATAGTTGCCAAAGATGGAATTGGAAACACGTTCGAACCACTTTCTGCTTATAATCATCAAATATTATCTGGTATAAAAGACGAACAAGTATCACCTGAAACACTATCACCTGATAAAGCACCAGAAGACTATGGATATAATTTTATAATAGGTCCTGTTTTTTTTGCTATAATAAATTTTATTGCAGTTAACCCGCCCTCCACATCAGATATGCAAGAGGTAGATGGATGAATAATAAACATTAACGCGCTTTACATTTAAAAACTATACAAATAATAAATTATTAATACATTTTATTATTATATTATTTTAATATTGTTTACATATATATAATGAAAATAAGTAGACGTAGAAAACATAATAAGCGTTCTAAATATACTAAGCGTGTTACATATACACGACATACTAAACACGGAGGAGGTAAACATTATAAGAATAAACGAACATACCGCAAACATCCGCGAAAATTAAAACATAAGAGTCGTTTACAAAGGGGAGGGGGGAAAATCAAAATAAATGACGTTATGAAAATTTCTACCGATCTAGAAGTTATTGAGTATTTTTTTGAAGATAAAGATGGTAAATATACAGTATCTGATTCTTCTGATAATCCTAAAAGACAACCGTTAGAATTAAGATATACAAAAAATAAAAGAGGTAATACTTATATACCACCATTTTTTAAAGGTAATAAAACAATGTTTCCTAGAACGTTTCAATGGCGTATAACATTATCATCAATTCGTGAAATACCTGAAGAAAGATTGTTTACATATAGATATTCTTTTAAAATTCAGCTATGCTGCATGCTTAAGGATCGTAGACATATTACTTTTATCACTTATGCATATGCTGATTCTAAAAGTAACTACCAAATATTCAGAAATCCAGTAAACGAACCATGGATATATAACTCAATACATGTACAGAATGAAGATGTTTCTGAGGGTTATAAATGTCTTGATACAGGACTAGTATTGAAAGGAACTATAAGTGAACATTGTTATGATGATGTTATTATGAGTGGTGATAATACTAGAATTTATACTTTTCCATATATACAAAATAGTGGAACATTTCAACAAATAGCAGATATACTTTATACTTTAAAAGAAAAAGCTGATGAACATGTGCAATTCTACCTAGGTACGTCCTACGCAATGCGGCTAGATCATAGTTCTAATAGACATATGAAACTTTTAGAAAATCTAAGTGCTAATTCATCGCAAGAAATACCTCATTTTTTAAGTAGACAATAAAATATAAATGAATCTTTATAACAAAATATGTAAACTCTTCTATAAACATAATAAACATAATAAACATGTAAAATATTGTTATGATATTTAGTATTGATTTTGTAAAATATAATAATAAATTATTAATACATTTATTATTATATTATTTTAATATTATTCTGTCTTTATTATTATATTATTTTAATATTATTCTGTCTTTAATATAATAATGCCAAGGAGCAGGAGTAGGAGTAGGAGTAGCAATGATAGCGGTGATACTAGTAGTGCTAGTTCTGGTAGGAGTAGGACTAGAAGTAGGAGTATAACTCCAGAAGAAAAGGTAGTATTAGCACAAATATTTATAATAAAAATAGATCCAGATACAAAACTTGTTGTAAGTGCTGCACCATGGGATGGAATAAAACCAGCGACAGGTGATATATTACTTGCATATGGCGTTAAAATATCCAACAATACGTATGACGCTTATATTCCTATTGATGGGCTAGTAGGTAAAAAGTTGGATAGACTGGAACAACATAAAAGTAGTTTTAGGTCGCCATCACCTAATCGAAATTTTGACTATATGGTCGGTCAACATCCAAGTGGAGACTCTTTCTCTTATTTACATGGAAATCCTAGTAGTAGATTTTTTCCGCCTTTTGAAACCCTGGATCGCATATTTGGATCTAAAGAGAGTTTAGAATCCTTGCTATTATATAATTTAATGAATAAAATAACAAGGCATTCTTGGCGCAAAGACGATTTTAAAATTTATGTATCAACTGAAACTAATAATGGCGTTGAAGGCTGCACTTATTCATGTTGGTATCTAGTAGACGGGCCTGACAGTTCCGATATAAATAGTCCATATATAAAAAAAGTAAATAAATCGGATATATCATTGTCAGAACCAGGTAGTATCCGAAAAAAATATTGTGTTCTTGATAGATTTCTACATGATAATACATGCGGTTATTGTTTTAGTAGAGAGATGGGGCATCCTAACCATTATAAACGTGGTTTTGGTGAAAAGAAGAAACGCGGCGGTATGGGTGGCGGCAAAAGCCATCGAAAATTAAAACGAAGATTTAAAATAAAAACAATAAAACGAAAATTTAAAA